AGGTGCTGGTGGTAGTGATTATGATACAAGAATGATTGTAAACTCTTCAGGTAATGTCGGTATAGGAACTACATCACCTGCACATAAATTAGATGTTAATGGTGGCATAAGAAATTATGCTAATGGTAGTGCAGTATTTAGAACAGAATCAACAGCAGCAGGTTATGGTGCTTACAACAAATTAATCACTACTACAAATACTTATGATGTATATGCTTTAAATGGAGATTTTAAAATAGATGAAAATGGTGTAGCTACAAGATTAACTATTAAAGATACCACAGGTAATGTCGGTATAGGAGCATCAAGCAATATAAATGAAAGATTAAATGTTTATCATTCGTCAAGTGCAGATGTTTTAGGTCTTGTCGGTGTTGGTAGTGCAGGTAGCACTAATTTTGCAAACATTAATTTTAGAAATTTATATAGTAGTGCAACTGGAGATAGTGCTATAATAGGTTGTGATACTGGTAGCACTACTGATAAAGGAGAGTTAGTATTTTCTACTTCAGGTGGAAGTATGAATGCTACTGAAAAAATGAGAATAGACTCATCAGGTAATGTCGGTATAGGAACTGTATCACCTGCAACAAAGCTACATTTAATGTCAGGAGATTTATTTCTTACTGCTAACTCAACTTCTGCTGATTCAGGACAAGGGATATTTTGGCAATCAACAACAAGTGGTTGGAACACAGGACAAGCATTAGGTGCTATTTATGGTAGACGAGTAGATGCTTCAAATGGATATTTAAGATTTGATACAAGAAGTAGTGGAACAACTGCAGAAAGAATGAGAATAACTTCAGGTGGTAATGTCGGTATAGGAACTAACTCACCTGATGCTAAGTTAGAAGTTAATTCATCAGATGGAACAGAAACTTTAAGACTACATAAGTCTGATACAAACATAGTAGAAAATGAAATTATTGGAGAAATATTATTTACTACTGCCGATTCAACTTTAGCTTCAGATAGATTAGTCATTGGTGCTATTAAATGTTTTGCAGAAGAAAATTATGCAGGTGCTAATTCCAATGAAGGTAGTTTACAATTCTTTACTACCAATGCTACAGATTTAAGACATAGTGCTGCACCAACACCAAGAATGGTTATTGATGAAGATGGTAATGTCGGTATAGGAACTGGATCACCTGAAGGTAAAGTCCACATTTATCAATCTGATGCAGGTGTAGCACCTGATAGTGATGGAGATGATTTAGTTATTGAAAGTAGTGGCGATACAGGTATTAGTATTTTATCAGGTGAAGCAGATGGTAATACTGGTGCATTAATTTTTGGTAGTCAAAATGATGCTGTAGGTGCATTAATTCAATATAATTATTATGAAAATAGATTAAAGGTTGGGACTGCAAATACTGGACACAAGTTAGAATTTGCAACTGATAATAATACTACTGCAATGACAATAGATAGTTCACAAAATGTCGGTATAGGTACTGAATCACCAAGTATGAAGTTAAACATTTCTCACGGCGACCAAGATGGATTAAGATTTAATTGCACATCAACTACTGGAGAAGCATTTATAGACTTTGGAGATAGTGGAGATAATGATGCAGGTAGTATTAGATATGACCACAATGACAACTCATTAGCATTTAGAGTTAATGCAGCAGGAAGAGTAAGAATAAATTCATCAGGGGATTTATTACCAGAAGCAGATGGTACTCAAGATTTAGGAGCATCTTCTAAACGATGGGGAGTAATATATTCTGCTGACTTGGATTTATCTAACGAAGGTTCACAAAACGATGTTGATGGAACTTGGGGTAGTTATGTAATCCAAGAGGGAGAAGATGACTTATTCTTAATCAACAGAAGAAGTGGTAAGAAATATAAATTTATGTTACAAGAGGTACAAGACTAATGGCTATTACATATAGAGGAGTACGCTTTGCAGGATATAATAAACCTAAGAGAACACCAAAGCACCCTAAGAAATCACACGCAGTATTAGCTAAATCTGGTGGAAAGGTAAAGTTAATCCGTTTTGGTCAGCAAGGAGTAAGAGGAGCAGGAAAGAGTCCGAAGTCACCTGCACAGAAAGCAAGAAGAAGGGCATTTAAAGCACGACACGCTAAAAATATTCGCAAAGGGCGTATGAGTGCAGCATATTGGGCGAATAAAGTAAAATGGTAAGGAAATACAATGGAACTAAATAAAAACACAAAATTTACACTAAGTTTGGAAACAATCATTAGTATAGGGGTAACAATCTTTATGGTGGTTGGTTTATGGTATAATTTAAAAGCAGAGATTGAGATAGCAAAAGAATTGCCAGAACCACCTATCAGTAGAACAGAATATGATCTAAAAGACCAAATGATTCGTAATTCTATTTTGAATACTGAAGAAAAGGTAGAAAAACTTGAAGATAAAGTAGATGACATCAAAGAAGATACCAGAATGATTCAAGAAACTCTTTTAGATATGAGAAATGATTAATGGAGAGCAATATGATAAATATGTTGCTGTTGGTGCTTGGGTTATCTACATCATCGCTATATTCGCAATCAGTATCTTTGGATAGCTTTCAAGATGTACAGTTATTGAATGTACAGAATTGTGCAGTAGTACAAGTAAACGCATCTTGGAATTATGGCAATAGAGTAAAGATAGAACAATTAGATAAGTTATGCTATATCGCAGAAATAGATATTGAAGATAAAACGATTGGTGCTACCATAGTAAAAGAATGGGATATTAAAATAGTTCCAACTATTGTTGTATTAAAAGAAGGTGTAGAGATAAAAAGATTTCAACCTGGTATTAGTATGAGCTTTGATGAAAGAACTATTATAGAAGATATAAGAAAAGAAGTAAGATAATGCCAAAACATAAAAAATCGAGAGTCAATCAAGCAGGAAACTATACCAAACCTGGATTAAGAAAACGCTTATTCCAGAAGATTATGCGAGGTAACAAAGGTGGTAATCCTGGACAATGGAGTGCAAGAAAAGCACAGATGTTAGCACTTGCTTATAAACGAGCAGGTGGAGGTTATAAATAGTGGCTCTCAAGAAATCACAAAAAAGTCTACGCAGATGGACAAAACAAAAATGGGGTACTAAGTCAGGGAAACCTTCTAAAAAGACTGGCGAAAGATACCTACCACAACGACTACTTAAAGCACTAAGTGCATCAGAATACGCATACGAAACTCGTAAGAAACGCAAAGCAACTAAAGCAGGAAAGCAACGAGCTAAGTATTCTCGCAAAACAAGAAAAAGAATGCGTAGATATTCTTAATTTGTTATATTCAGTATTATTAACCATACTGGAGGACAAATGTCTAAAGAAAAAAAACAAGATGAATTTAAAATCGTATTAGAGGACGGAAAAGAAGTAAACTTTGACGATCTACAAGACGAGCAGAAAATAATGGTAAATCAGATCAGAGATTTGGATATGCAACTTGGAAGGTTGAATTTTCAAGCACAACAATTACAAGCAGCTAAAAACCATTTTTCAACTGAATTAAATTCTTCTTTGAAAGAAGAGAAGGAAGATGCCTAAGTTAAATGTAGTCGCAGGAATCATAGATAAAGTAGCAGATAAAATTGATGACTTTACCCTTGACAAAGCAGAAAAAGCAGAACTCATACAAGAGATTAACAAAGCTCAACTTGAGGTTAATAAAGTTGAAGCAGGACATACGAGTTTATTCGTTGCTGGTTGGCGTCCTTTTGTTGGTTGGACTTGTGGCGTAGCACTATGTTATCACTTCGTTCTACAACCCTTCTTAGTATTTCTGTTATATTCATCTGGTTATCAAATGGATTTACCAGTGTTCGATATGACAACCTTAACTACGATACTAATGGGACTTTTAGGTTTGGGTGGACTTCGTTCATACGAGAAAGTGAAGAAGTCAGCATAATGGAGTTCAATGAAATCATTGAGAAAGTCCTCGAACACGAGGGGGGTTATGTCAATGACAAAGATGATTTAGGTGGGGAAACAAAGTATGGTATAACCAAACGATTCTATCCTCACCTCAACATCAAAGAACTTACCAGAGAAC